TTGATAATTTAGTAGTCATAAACGTAGTACCGTTTTTATTTATATCGTATGTAGTCGCGTTGGTTGTTCCAGCTGTCATGTGATAACCATCTGCACCGAAAACCTTCATAGGAGAAGGGCAAAAGTATCTACCTGTTAAATCTGTTCCTGTTGACAATGTTCCTGCAATAGCTAAAATTATTGGTTTACATTTCTCATGAGAATAACTCATTGTACTCATTGTTGCCGTTGCCGTTAATGTGTCGCCTATAATTGTAATAGTTACATTATTAGCTGAATAAGTAGCACTAACAATCATAGCCATTTTAGTAACAGCCGTATCAGTCCATTTTAATACAGTTGTTCTACCATATTTTAAATCGTACAAATTAGCATTAGCAGTATCTGTAATTGTGAAAGATGTATTCCCTACTCGTGTTGGTGTTCCTGCTACTCCTTTCCAATAATTAGTGTCACCATGTCCATTTACATACCATCTTTCAGTTCCTGCAATATCTTCTGCTCTAAATATCTTTTCAGTATCAGATGTTCCACCATTTCTACCTGACCAACCATCATTGGCAGTAGTTGTTGTAAATTTAGGAGTAACTGCACCAGAGTTAGTATAAACTTGCTGTATTGTACTTACAGATGTGCCACCTGCTCCACCAGCTGATTGTCCAAACATATCAGCTTTAGAAAATCTAGCCTGAGTTGTATCTGTTAAGTCAGCTGCACCTTTTCTAATAGCTAAGTATCCAACTAAAATTGCATCACTAACTAAGTTAGAAAATATTACAGGCTCTTCTTTACCAACTGCTGCCGTAGCTGCTGCTAAATTTGAATATAATGTTTGGCCATATTGTGTAACAAACCCAATAGCTCCATTAAAAGGTACTGCATAAATATATTGAATAGTAGAAACGTTAACGCCTCCGGGTATTGCTGTTATAACACCACCTACATCATACATTGTAGGATCAATATTTGTTACTGCTCCAGTAGCACCACCTAATTGAGTTCTGTAAAAGAATGAAGTTGTAGAAGTTCCTGTTCTTGAAATCTCATTTGGATTAGTTCTATCTAAATAGAAATTAATCCCGTCTCCAATAATCTTTCCAGTAGATGTTGCAAATGTTAAATTTGCAGCGGAGGCTGATGTATGAATACCTTTGTTTATATATGGAAATCCTTGAAAGAAATCTCTTGAAAATTGTAAAGGGCTTGTAATATAATCCGTTTCATTTCCAACCACACCCAATGTTGTTAAGTTTGGATGCGATGCTTTAGAAGCGTAAATATGTGTTTTTCTTTGTGCCGATGTTGGAAATGTATTCTGCCAAACTAAAGTAGCTGACCCACCACCGTCAGGAAGAAATAATAAATAACTTATCTGACCACTACCAATTGTAGGAACTGTTACTCCACTTGCTCCCGGATAATCAATATACGTTGAAACGGGATTTAATGGATCAGTTTCGTTATCTACTACCCACCCTTTTAATGCTCCAATATTTACAGTAGTTGTACTTGCAGCAGTCATACCACCATAAGTTAAAGCTCCTGTGTTACCCATTGCCGATGCACCACCGCCACCTGAGCCCCAACTTAAATTTCCTGCACCGTCATTTGTTAAAACTCCTGATGCGTTTGCTAAAGAAACTAGATTTTTAGAAGCGTCTAGATATGGCAATGTAGATGCCGTTAAGTTTGGAAAATTAACTATTGAATTAAACTTTAATAAAGGGCTAGATCCTGCCGTTGTGAATGTTGTTTCTCCTATATTGTTTGTTACTGCTTTCCAGTATTGAGTACTGTTATAAGAGCTTTTAAATTGATCTTTTGCGCTGTGTATAATATGAATAGCTGCGTCTACGGTTGGGAATGAACCACCTACCTGTCCGAACATAAAAGTGCTGTCTGGAGCATAAGAAGCCATTGAATATGTTCCGGCTGTGTCTTGAATAGCCACCCTAGTAGTCGCACCAATTTCAAAAAGACTCGCATTTACATTCAGATAGTGAGTTGCAGAATTATGACCAACTAAAACACGATTTGACGCCGCTATTGTTATCTCGTTTGTTGATCGGTTAATAAGCACAAAATTACCACTAGAACTTTCTAGTTTTGCAGACCCGTCTAGAACACTTAATTTCGATAACCCATTATTGGAATCAATAGTTTGCTCGTTTGTTAGTTTCCCTAATGCTAGTGTTTGTGCGAGCGTCTGGCTACCGCCCGCTGGAAAATAATCTAAATTACTCCACGTGTCTACACCGTTTGCAATCTTAAATTTTCTTTGATCTGTTCCTGTATAAGTTTCGTCCGATGTAACTAATAATCGTTGCCCACTATAAACAGTAGAATCTAAAGCCCATTGAGCCCCCGTTTGTACTACTATCTGACTATCTATGTAAATATTCATATCTTATTATTGCCAAACTATTATTACTGTCTCTGCGTCTAAATCACTTGATGCTGTTGAAGATTGTAAAACACCATCTAGATAAACGTTTATCGTACCACCTGCACTACCACCACCTGTTGAAGGGAAATTATTCCCATCATAAGGGATAACACATCTATTGCTATCAAAAGGTAGCTTTAATGAAACAGTCATTTTCCAACCGCTTACACTATCTAAAAACCTTTCTGTGAAATCTTCTAAAGAACTATTATTGCTTTCAAAACTCCATTCATAACTAGGGTGCTTTAATTGTGCTAAAACATCCTTGGCGGTGCTTAACTGATCGCTTAAAACTTCGGTTTCATTTACTTCTCCATTCTTTACAACATCCATAAAGTAAAGAGAGAAATTATACGTTTCACTCTTTTCCGTTGTGCTGATCTGAACGTTCTCAATAGTAGTCCACATTAAAGGATAAGCAGTATCTCCGCTTGTCGCTATTTCCCATATGTCGCCCTCACCATAACCATTGATAAGCTGATGATTATCGGCTATCAGTCTTAATTGGGCGAGGATTTGATTTAGCGTCATTTTTTTTCTTTAAAAAATATTCCTTTACTTTCTCTTCTACTTTTTTATAAACTCCTCTTTTCATATTGTTTCAGTTTAACAGTTTCTATTTCTACCGTAATCAATATCAATTCCTTTTGGTATATGTAAATCATCACCTAAATGCCAACCCTGTGTATAGTTATTATTATTAGGATGCTCTATGTCGTACCCGTTACCTGGGTTATTATATAAAGGATATTCTAAATTATGTTCTATCAAATAATCCGTAACCCTTTGAGAATAGTATTCTGCACGATCTTTGAAAAAAGATACTAGCCTGTCAAATTCCGTAACCCCTACCGATGTTGTGTTTTCAGATTGTCTAGTTACAATCCCCTTGTTCATTATCTTATATTGCAAGATAAATGCACCATCATTAAGAACCCAATATTTTAAGGCTGGCGAAACGTAATCGTCTAACAAGGTTGTGTTTAATGCCGTTAAAGTATTGCCGTTTATTTGTGTTTTTAGCTCGTTATATAAGCCCGTTCCAATTATTCGACGTATGCGTATGTCTTGAGTTTCGAGTATGTTAGAACGCAGTAAATTAGCGTCTACATTCTCGTCGATATACGATGTATCTTTAATATATTGCTCCGAAATAAATAATACGTTTACTGCCATTTTATTTTAATTTAACCACTACCTGCTTAAAAATATGGCGACAATATGGAACGTTTGCACCGCCCTTATTCCACCAACCGCCTCGACTATCCCAAACCTCTAATCCCTGTTCATTATCCATTCCCTCTATTTGTGCCCTTGTAAATAATTCGTCTTTCTCTAATAAGTCAGCACAAAATTCCCTACTGTTTTTATCTGGTGTTATTCCAGCCCTCCAGCCATATCTGTATTTTATTTCTGTGCCGACTGTCTTAGCATCTTCGCTTTCCGCTTCACCTTTTTTAGTTGGTTCGCCAGCACTTGAAATATATTTCCTCTCTACTAAAGAGTCAATCATTTGATTAACTTCCTTAACACTTATCTTTAAAAGTTTTGCAAGAACATCACTAGACGTTAAAGGCTCTTTACCTAGCATATCTACAATGGCTTTTTCATTTGCAGACAGTTCACTTTTAAAAGTTTGTTTGTGAAATAACGATAAACACTCATCATCACTCATCCCATCAAATTCTCTTTCAAAAAGTATTTCGTAATTAGATGCTTTTACTCCAGACTTAGCCCACTTTAAACTAGGTTTAGACTCTTCGCTAAACACTACTTTTTTTTTAGGCAAATCCATTATCTCTCTTAGTTCATCAATACTCATATCATTGTAAACTTTCTCAATGATTGAGTCTGGCAAAAGAGATTTTAAAGGGCTTGTTTTCTTAAAGATGATCTTGTTTGATACGCCAAAGAATGAAGCAAATTCATTTATCACATCTTCTAATATTCCTTGACGTACTAAAATATAAGTGCTTCTAAACAACTCGTAAGCTGTCATCATTTCGTTTCTCTGACCCAATGCACCCTCAGTAGATACTCCAAATAAAACAGGGCTAACGACTGAATGAGCCGTAAAGATTTGTTGATCGATTCTTTTAGATATTTCAATAAATTGTTTATCTAAATCGTTCGGAGTGAAGTTTGTTATTGTAGGAGCGTTTTCAGTTGATTTATTGAAAGTGATAACTAAACCTCCAGCCTTTTCAGTTCCAGTTGCTTTCTTTTTAATCTGCTTAGTGATAGTTTCTTTCGCCTCCTCAGTTGGTTCACCATTATTGAAATTAATCATAGTACCAGCACTAAAACCGCTTTTTAAGTTGTTTAAGTGAAAGTTTGATATTTCAATGTCTGACTCGATTGCAGCCGTTGCACCGATATAATTAGGTATACCGTATACGTTTTTATCTACACCGTTTTTAGGGCTTTTAACCTTAAAGACTGCTAGTGTAGATTGTTTGGTTATATCGTTTGGGTCGAATGGTTTAAACTCTTTATATCCCGTTTTCTCTTCGCTTTGTTTGTTTTGCGCCCAATCATTTGAATAGAAATAAAGTGTTTCGTCTTTATTGGTTCTAATCTTACTCATAGGCATGTAAGCAATTTTAGAAATACCTGAGCCTGTTTTGTTAGGTATAATCTCGAATGCTATTGAATTAAATATTTCAAAGTCCTTAATCGTTTGACCGATAAAAGGACGCATCATATTAATAAAATTGTCTGCTACTGCTTTTTGTGGTGTTGTGCTTGTTTTTTCATCAACTCCTAATCCTGCACCGTAGATATAATTTACTTTGCCGTTAATGATTGCATTGTGAATAGCACATTGTAAGTATAGTTCTATTAGATAATCAGCATACGTATTATCTTCACCAAAATACACGTAGTCTTTGTTCTTTACTTCTTTGAATTTAGGAATACTATAATTCGCAAATTCTAGGTAAATAACATTACTATCTATTTTATTATTGGTTTCGCTCATGTACTTTATTTATATTTAATCAATCCAAGTTGCCGAATCTACCCACGTACCTAAATCATTCCAAAAGCCCGACAATAACAACCATGTACTAACTGGTAAACTATTCCTCTCGTGCACTTTATATGTTATGTCTTGACCTGTATATCTACTGTAAGTCTCGTTTGTTCCGATAACCTTTGCCATCCCACTCTCTAATAAACCACCTGTTAAAGTAGGGTCTAGATTAGTGCTGCTGGCTTGTTCATATATTTGATAAGTCCAACTTCCAACTGGTAAAAATGTAACTACACCACTAGAATAATTTGTTGTTCCACTTGTTTCAGTTATCAAAAATTCATCATATCTATCTTGATGTATTGAACTATTTGATTGTAAAAAAACTACTTCCTGTTTAGTTATATCGCTAGTAAACACAAACAAATAATAAGGACTACTTATAGTCACTTTCTCGGTAACCGTAACCCTTAAATAATTATTAGTATTCTTATTTATGATTAGCATTATATATATATGTACAAAATCAGTCTTTTGTGCAAAAAAGAAAGACGGTATTTTACTACCGTCCTTCACCCTTTGAACCAAATTTATATATAGAGAAATTAAGCTGGTACTGTTAATGTTGCTAATAATGCAGCTGTTACGAAGTTAGCAGGGTCTTTTTCTTTTCCTGTTACCGTTACTGTATAACCGTTCATGTCTCCAAATGCTTTACCAGTTGTTCCTTCTACGGTTGTTACATCTGCACCATTTACTTGACCCATTAACTGATACTCGCCGTTATTGTCTTTGATGATTACCATCAATCTGTTTTTCATTAGATTGTCTAGTAAGTTTCTTTTTTGAGCACTCATCTTTTTCAAAGTATAAGTAGCAGTTTGATCGTAGAACAAAGTTCCATTTTCAACTGATCTTGTACCTGGTTGTGTGAATGTTGCGTTTTCTTTTTCTACTTGGAATGTCCAAAACTTTTTACCTGTTGAACATGTCATTGCAGTAATAACACCAGACGTTGCTGTGATACTTGCTACATTTGCAAATTCAGTTAAGTAAATTTCTGCAACACCACCAACGCTATCCGCACAGTCTAATTGATTGCCACTAATAATTGTACACGTTGCCATATTATATAAGTTATTAAGGGGAGGTTTTTAACGCCTCCCCGATTAATTATGCTCTTTTGTAAGTAACTACTTCCGATGCGAATTTAATTGCTGTTCCTGCTTTCCACTCAACAGATAATTTGAATTTACGGTCATCTTGAGAATACCACATTTCAAAGTTCTCTTTGTCGTTTTCTAAATCCGTTACGTATACATAGTTATCAGTATAAGTAAGAACGATACGATCTTGCATTCCTGCTGGTGCTGCTGCGATGTTGTTCAATCCATCTACTCCTACAACTTTAATGTTGAAGTAAGGGAATGTCATTTCCCAGTTGCTTGTAGCTTGGTTTATTGCAACATGGTATAGATTTGCGTTACCTAAAGCGATAACTAATAATCTAAATACATCTTTACCCATTCTGTATTCTAAGTCCTTAGAAAGGATTCTAGCAGGAGCATAAGTGTACATTGATTGCATGATTGCGATAATGTTAGAAGCTGTGATAGTTCCAGAAGAAACTACTACTGGAGAACCAGCGTCAATAGCTTTCATCCATCCGTCAAACTGTTTTAAGTTAGTATCGAATGTGTAAGAAGTGTTACCTTGCCATACAACTTGCTCCATTTGTGATTGGATTTTAGTTGTAATCTCACCAGTGATAAATTGCTCTAAAGGCATTACATCTTGTTTAACACCTGGACGTAAATACTTTTGAGTGTATTTTTCTTCCAATGTTTTAGGGCAAAATTCATTTTCTACTTTTACGTCTGCTACTGTTAAAGTAGATTGAGTGAAAGTAGTGTCACCAGATGCATTGAAAGCACATGTTCCACCAGCTTGGAAAGGTGCTGACACCTCTGCGAAGTTGATAGTTTCTTTATGCTTAACACCTGTGATAATAGTGATAGGGTAAGTAAGTGATTGAGCACCTGTTACGGATGCTGTGATAAGTTCGGATTTGTTTTGCTCAATATATTCTGGTAGAGCTGAAACGGTATAATCTGCCATTGTATTTTAATTTAATTAGTTAATATTTATTTTCTTTTTGATGTGCTTGTAATTGATTTAAACGCCTCACGTACTTTTTTAAGTTCTTCATTTCTATTGAATGATTGAACTCTTTCAGTTGGCTGTGTTGCTGGCTCTGCTGCGATCTCATTGATTACAGAAAACATTTCTTTGTTAAGTTCTTTTAATGCTTTGTTCTCTTCAATAAGAGGTTTAAACATTGATGATAAATCAACTTTGATAGTTTCGATTCCTTCAATCTCTAAAGAAAATACATGCTCTTCTACTTGAGATTTAATTACTCTTTTAGGTGCTGCTTGTTCCATTGAAGCTGCGTTTGGAGTTGCTGGAACTGTTGCTGGCTCGTTTGATACTTCGTCCTCTGGTTTCTCTTCGGCTGGTGTATATTCAGCTACTAGACCACCTGAACAAACTAAGATTGATCCGTCCTCTAATTTATATTCACCGTCTGGCATAGGTAAAACACCTTCTGGAGTTACAACGTTAATCGGTTGTCCTTGAGATGGAACATCACCTTCGTATTGAATGATAGTCACACCATCTTCTAACTTAGCGTCTGTGAATTTCGCTGCAATCTCTACTACTGGCTCAACTGCAAACTTTGAAAATAATGCTTCCATTTTATCGTAAGCAGACTGTATAACCTCTGATTTGAATTTCATTTTTATAGATATTATTTATATTAAATGTTATTTATTTGTAATTTGTGCAATTTCGTTTATCAAATTAGCGAACTGGTATTCGAATGATTGTTCAATAGGTATTAGATCAAACATGCCTTCAACGCTCACACCTTTGAATTGTCCAGTCTTAACAACTTCCTGCCATACCTTTTCATCTGTAAATTTGTAAGAGATGAACCATGTTTGGTCTGGTAAATGCTTAAACATCTCTGGAGCGTGTATACCCATTGACTTGTCAGACACCCAGCTATTTTTCATAAATATTCCATCTAATACTTTATTAGAATCGTGCATCTTATTTACGTTATTCAGATAAAGGTTTTGCATAAACTTCTCTTGTATCTTGTTTATCTCCTCTGGTGGGAAAAACACTTGAAACTCACCTAGTGCATCCGTTCTGCGATAGATTAGTTTATTGGGAATCATAGCAGGTGCGACAATAATTTTTCTCTCATTGTCAGTGCTAAACTTAAACTCTAAAGGCTCTTGTTTGTCAAATGCAAACCAGTCCTCCTCAATTGCAGGGGCATCGACAACCGCAATGAAATCAACTCCACTGCCTTCTTTTTCTAAGTCTATAAACATTTTATAAACTGGTAATTTTTTATTCTTTTCCATCTTATGCTAGTTTAGATTTTTCTTCTATGCCACTTATTCTCGTTTGTGTTTTTGTAATGTCCGTTTCTGTTACTATTGCCTTTACAACTGGTTGTTCTACCATTGAAGGCTTTTTAATTGTGCCGTCTGCGTTTAGTTGTGTGCTACTTGAAGTAGGGGGAGCAATTGCAACACCACCACTTGCAGCACCTAAAGAACCTCCACCACCTTCACCACCACCATCATCACCTGCAAATTTTGTAGATGCGATCTTAGCAATGTTAACCGCTGCCATTACACCACTTGCAGCTGCTAGGACAATGTTTAAAGGATAAGGATTATTTAAAGCCTTTTGTACTGCTTGTATCCCATCTATTGTAGCAGTTGCAATACCTAAAGCCTTACCTAGTTTGAATTGTTTTTTACGTATTTCGTTTTGTTTCTTAGCGTTTCCTTGAGCCTGATTTAATTGATGTGCAAAAACCAAGTCTCCAATTCCTGCAAGACTAGTAGCTAATGATTGCGCCCCATCTATTGCCTGTTGCCTTTCTTCTTCACTTAACTTTTGTTTAAACTCAACTTTAATTTCTTCATGCTCTTGGTGCATTGCCCTTTCTTCTTCTTGCTGCTCATCCAATAATTCTAAGTTGTCTTCTCCTCTTTTTTTATCTCTCTCTAACTTCTCAAAATATTCCCTTTCTCTCGCGTCCTCAGCCGATTGTCTAAGGATTAAATCTATCTCAGCTAAATGTTTTTGATGCTCTGCTAAATCTTTTAATTGTTGATCGTATGCCTTTTTATTATCATCTGTAATTTGTTTGTTCTTACCAATATTGATTAAAACAATTTCTTCCTTAGCCTCACCAGCTAATTTTATAATCTCAGCTATTCTCTTTTTCTCCTCCTCAGTTATCGACCCCCGTTGCATTGCAGCGGTTCTCATTGCTTCAACTTCTAATTGTAAAGTCTTTAATATTGCTTGTTGTTTTTGTATCTCTACTTCCTCAGTAGCTTTACCAGCTGCTTTTAATCGGTTTATCTCTCTATCGAAATTGCTTTGTTGAATTGCTCCGACTTCTTGAGCGTTCTTTATTTGCGTTGCTGCTAGGTCGTCCGATGCGTTTGAAGTGATACCCATCCAGTCCGTTAAGTCTTTGAACATCTGGACTACACCGTCAATTGCTTTACCCATTAAGTCAAAGTAAAAACCTACAATTGCAATCTTATCCTTTAATTCAAATAGTGCAGTGCCGATACCAATTAGAATTGGGACGAGCAAATAGAAAGGATTTTGTTTAATGATATTTCCCAATACCTTAAATGCGTCACCCATTCCCATAACACCCTTTATCCCATCTGCAAAAGCACTAGCAGCCTGAACCTTTAAAAGTGTCTTTTGTAACTCTTCACCCTCTGCACCAAATAAAGCAGCTGCACCCTGAGCCGCCTGAAAGCCCGATGCAAGACCTCCAATAACATTTCCGAAAGCCTGAACTTTACCCTCTGGATTAAATGCTTTTATCTCAGTGTTTAAGTCGCCTATCTGGTCTTTAATCCCTCCTAACTTCTCAAGAGTTTTAACATACGCTTTAGAGGACGTGTCTAATCCTTCTAAGGTCTTTTGTGTTTCCTTAAACTCATTCTTTAAAGCAGATAGAGACTTACCACCAGCCCCAGTTTCTATGTTTATCTTTATAGTAGATGTTTGATCTGCCATTATAATTCTGTGTATTTATATGTTAAATAAATAGTCATTGTGTAATCACCGCCTACTGGGTTGCTAGTTTCAGCAAACAAATACAAAGCACCATTAACTAAATACTGACTATTGGTATTTGTTTCTTTTACTCCACTATGTAATAAGTAAGCAGGTACAGCAAAGGGGAACAATAGTATATTATCGAACGTTATCATCCTGCTTACACCAGTTCCCTTTATTACTATGTCATTTGCAAAAGCGTAACCCGTTGTAACTGTATTAACCTTTGCCTGTGCCGATATTACGTCTGTAAAGAATCCCGTTGGTGGTGCTGGTAATAATTGAAAAGGAACAGTAAACAATTGCAATATGTCAGCACTTGACACATCTACTTTTATCTCATAGATGTTTGCTAGTACTTCACCACTTTGCGCTCCTCTCTCTTCCGCACCACCTCTATAAGTTTTATCACTTTCGGTTACTGTTAAGCCATAAGTATTGTGAAGCGTTACGTTTGTTAATCCTGGATTAATCGTATTGCCACTACTTGAAATCATAGTAATATTCTCACAACCAGAACCTATAATATTTCCACTACTTCCAATTAATGCAACGTTCTTAGAGTCGCCCACTATATTGCCGTCTCCTAATATTATAGCCTCCTTTAAATTAGCGTCAATAATATTATTAGACCCAGCCATTACAAATGGTGAACTGCTCTTTGGTGTTATGTTATTTTTACTTCTCATTCGCCTCGTGTTGGATAACCATCTTCGTAATTCAAATTGTACCCACCGTTTAAACTTGTTTGAGAAGCTGAAAAAGGTGCTTGTACTTTTATCTTTATAAATTCGCATTTGGTTACATCGTGTTTTACAGGATCGTAATCGTATATCTTATTTAATCTGAAATACTGATTATCAAAAAAGAACTGGTTTCTAAAATCTAACTTACCTATGTCGGTCTTAGTTAAGTAAAACCATGCTGTTACTATCCTACTATCTATATCTATTATTTCCTCTACATAAGACCTATGGTAAGCGTTATATAGATTGTTGGTCGTGTATATCACAAGATCATAATAAACTTCTTGGGGGACTCCAAAACATAGGTCTAGTGTTGGATTAGCAACATCATCTAAATGTCCAGCGTATAAGTATTGGGTTAATAAATGTGATCCACTAAAACGACCTGTATAGTCATAAGTACTCGAAGTTGTTTTAATACCACCTCTATAAAGGATTCGCATTTTAAATGCTTTTGCCTTTACATTTATAGACTCCTCAGTCCAGATTCTAGGTATAACCCTGTCATTCGTTAAGTCGCCCACTAAAGGAGTAGCAGCAAATATCACTTGGTTAGTGCTAGTCTTTTGCAAGAACTCGTTTTCTGTTACTACTCTTCTACGTCCGTAAACTTCTTGGTAGTCATTCTTATACTTAGTATTATAGTAATCGGAGTCCTCAGTATAAGTATAGATCAATTCTTTAAAGTCTAATGCACCCATCGGGTTATACTCTACGTCTCGAGATAAGTCTAATTTGTAAGACCAATCTATATTCGTACCACTAGAATAGAAAACATCTCTCGGTTCAATGATTAACTTTCTATCATCATTCTTATCTATGTCTACATACAGATTAAACAACTTAATGATATTTAAAAAGAAGTCCTTTTGTTTTATCTTAATTGGTATAGCGTTATTCAATGGAACTGTTTCGCCTTCGATTAATCCAGAGTTAACCACGGCGTTTTTAAATGTGCCAGTTAATACAGTAACTGTGCCTATTGACCCTCCACTAGATGTTACAGAGTGAACAAACTTAACTTTGTCCCCTGCGTTTAATTGAACATTTGATACGCTAGTATTAATATTTGGATCAGATTGCAATCCAAATCCATTCCCCCCTATTCCAGCATAAGCCCCCCCAGAAGGCTTTCTTAAGAAACCAAAGTAATTAGTCCCTGAGACCGTAGACGAACCCGTTGCAGTTACATTTAAGTTATAATAACCCGTATTTAAAACAGTCCATTCGCCTGTTACTGGATCGTATTGAAAACTAGGGTCTATCGTTTCAGTATCAAAGATTATATCAAACAAGGTATTCGATGCACCTGATTGTGTTGCTCCAATATCAGCACTAAATAAACGTGGACTTATTTGAGCATCACTATAAATTAAACGCCCTCCAGTTGCAGGAATAATAAGATTCTCAAAGAATGTACTATCAATAAAATTACTCTCGTATCTATATCCTATTTGTTCAAGTATCTTTATGATATAAGCCTTTACAAATATCGCAGGTAGTAAATGCTCAACATCTACCTTACTTAAATCAGGATCAAAACCGTAATCAATATAAGGATAGCAATATAAGTTCTGCCAGGTATTATTCCAGCTTGCTACTTGAGTTGCATAGTTGTATAAGTGGTCGCCTGAGCTAAAGTCTAAGTCAGTTAACTCTAAATTACCCATGTCATTAAATGGGTTGCCTACGTTACCAAGTATAACAACTTCGTACTCTATCTTTTTATCTACTCTTATAATGTTGGTTAATTGTAAATAACCGTTCATTACCTGTTCATCATCTATTAAGAGTATGCAAGGTATTTTTCTATTTGGGTTGTAAGAACTTGCAGATACATTTATATCAAAGATGTTCCCAAACATAACATTGTTGTTTGCAGTGCCTGGTATTTTAATAGTCTTTGAATAAGAACTATTTCTTTTCTCAGGCTCTCGTATATCTGCTATGCTGAAATTTAAAGGCGTTGATATATCATCATACATATCAATTGTGCCACTACTAGGGATTATTATAGACGTTCTACTCATAACCTTTGTCTATATCTATCGTAACTAATAGTATACTCTAAAGTCAAATTAAACAGCTTTTGATTTACTGTTTTCTTTTGCTCAAATGATGCGTTTGTTATATTGATAGGTTGTAAATATGTTCCATTGTCTACATAAACATCGGGCGAAGTAACTAATTCCTCTAACCAGTTATAAACATCTTCGCTTAACCAATCACTATTGATTGTAACCCTGTCAACTATCTTAGTATAGAATTGTGATCTTGATCTATCGCTAGGTGAAAATGCATAGCTATTAGCGTTCGTATATGATCCTAGATTCTTTTTGTATGTAGTCCTTTCTATATCGGACGCTTGTTTACTTACTAAAGTGAAATTAAAAAAGTCGTAACCTCCTAATTTGTTTAAGAATTGAATCCTTGTCTTTTCATATCGAGAACAGTTTGAAACAATGGTATACCAAAACGAAGTAGTTACGGGAACCTGATTAGCTGGATGATCTAATACCGTTACGCAATACTTGGCTACCGATGCCGTAATAATAGGTATTGATCCTGTTATTGACCCTGACTGTATAAGGTTTATATTTCTAGGACCCGACGGAATCCTGCAACCCTTTGCACCAAATGAACCACCGACAACTGCGTTCTGTATTAACGTTCCGCTCGAATCGTATGTACTTATTCTAGCCATGCCATTATTGCCAGCGTTAACAATCCTCAACCAGTACAACCATGCGTTATCATCTATCATAATGTCTCCGCTTGTTGCCTTGTTTGTTAAGAACTGACAAGGGTCTGCTACTGATGCCGTATAGTCTCCACTTGAATAAGTGCAATATTCTGGATAGTCAAATACTGACCCCCATGTATAAGCAGATGTATCAGTAACTAGGTCTGGATATATTGTACCTGAGCTTCCATACTGTTCCCCAAACTTACATTGATAGCTTAATCCAAAGTCTACGAGAGCAGATACATCATTGTCCTCAACATTCTTATCAGGGAATTGTGTTATTAATCCCTCTAATACTGGTGCAATGTTTACAAACCCTGTTAAGTGGGTAGGGTGAGGAGGTACAAGTAATCGATTTACTAAAGTAGCACCTTCATAAATATCTACAACGAACTTAAAGTTTGTTTGGGAAACATTGGTAGACGACAAAATATAAACCATGTCATTATAAACAGGGCTTAGTGTTTGAGGTCTTTGTTGTATCGTAATCATTCAGGTGTCTTAAATATTATTGTTAATTCTCTACTCAATGCTATTGACATATCTTTTACAAGGCTATCCAATACTCCACCATCCAAAGCTTCTTGTATAAAATTGGTAGGCTTAATTCCTTTTTTAGCTATTGACCTTCCTATTAAAAAAGCTAACTGTCTGTTTCTTGTTTCTTTTAATGACTTCTTTTTCTCTTTTGGTATCTTATTCTTTTTAGTTGATTTTGGTATAGGTTTAAACCCTGTGTACCACTCTCCTCTATTTGCAACATGTTTTAACATTGCATCCATTGGCGGCATCTTACCTCCTGGTTTTCTACCTTCGTCAACCCATTTATAATAACTAAGCAAATCAATGTTAACCACGAACGAAGTAGCAAATGCATCAAACCTTACATCTATACTTTGTCTTAACCCTCCACCAGCTACCTTACCATTCTTATCTAAAGACTCTACTAAAGCATCAATAATCCGTTGCCTGTATGAATCCAGTATTTGCCTTGGAGTTAACTCACCTGCCATGCTTATACTTTTTATTTAGTATCTCTTGTTGCTCTGCTATGTAACCCTGTTTATCTTTATAATATGCAAGTGTGTTTAAGAACTCAATCACATTCATATCTAAAAAGAAATCCCACTTTGTCCTATCGTTATTACTCAAACTATCTAAGGTGTAATACCACCCCCAATGGCTGACAAAGCCTGGTCGATTACTTCGCTCATCTGTTTCCTCGCTTTCTTCATCTCTAATTCCAAATAGACGCTTATACCCTTTGTTAATCTCTGATAATTGGTTAAAAAAAAACCACTAAGTGCAAACACATTCGGCATAGTCAAGTGATCTAATAAGTATTCACCCCGCTCTTTTGCTGTTGTCTTTTTCTTTATCCCTAGCCAGTTCATCTCTTCACACATCACAGCTAAGATCATGTGTAGATTATCGTTAATCTTTTTACCATCCTTTACTAATTCAGTCAAATCGATATACTGACCAGCCGTTAAAGATGATCGCATATCAATACAGAATCGAAACCGTCTAGTTCCGACCCTTACTTTTGATTTAACCTTAATGTCTTTGGGTTTTTCTTTGATGAACTCAATAGAGAATATCTCTTTTTTTAATTGAGAGATAGGCAACGCTTCATAATAGGATATGAACTTACCAGTCAATGCAGATAAAAGACCAATCGACCTATCCAATTCACTCGGATAAGTTTCATTCGTTTCTCTACAAAGATTTTGGTATTGCCTTATTGTTACATCATTCCAGTTCATACTATTATATGTATGAAAAGGACTCTTTGTGCAATTATACTATGTGGTAAATTCCTGAGTTATTGTTGCTTAATTTATTTAAAGCAACGTATCGGAGGGCATCTATTAAGTGGTTATTGTAATCTACTGGCTCGTTTATTCCATTGCCTGACTTGTCTAGTTTCCATTTGTAGGTTCTTAGTTCTTTGATAAGGTTTGTGCTATTTGAAGTGATGTTTAACTTATACCGTTTTAAAATGTCTATTGAGTTCTTTATGCTATCCTTACCTTTTTCAGCACCCTCAACTCTTATTTGAAGGTTTGACAGCTCTGCTATACTTTTAGGCTCTGCACTATCGAATATCGTTTCTTCTCTATCCTTACCTAATTCTTTTAGCCTTTGCGCAATGTCTGGATTAGTCATTCCCCTTTTATATTCTATCTCATTAATCCACAATTCACCATCTTGTTTATAGACTTCTAATATAGCGCATGGATCATTAGTGAAACCAAAGTCGCCCCCGTTCGCTATGAAGGTTGCATCGTTTGGGATTGCGTCAATTACTTTATAATCTGGGAATATTAAACCGAATATCTTACCATACTCACCTAGTCCGTATATTTTCCAAAACTCAGGGTCTGTTTTTTCTAGGTATTCAATTTCCTTTACTAAGGATTCAGGAAGGAAGGTGTTGTCTTTATAAGTTGATACTATGACCTCAACATCATTCATATCGTTTAATCGCTTCTTTTCTAATTCAGTATTAATCCACACGTTCTCGTCATCTGGATTGAAGTCGATAAAGATGTCATCTTCTGTCCGTATGAGCAACTGAAAGAATTGTGTTTTAAATTCGAGTTCGTTTGCTTCATTGCAATACAGTATGTTTCGTTTAGCTCCACGAAGTTTCTTCTCGTCATCTGCTCCGAAGAACTCCACCATTCTATCGCCATAAGAGTAGGTACGCTTTGTTTTATTATGCTTAACTGCACCGTATAAGTCTTGTTTTTCGAGTTCCTCTTCAAAATCTCTGATAACCGTTGCATCCAACGTAGTAGAATACTTCCTAACCGTACTCCAAACTCCTTTAGAAATGTTCTTAGTCCTAGATACTTGCCCTGTAAACAACCACAATACAGATAATTGAGCGATACTTCGTGTCTTGCTTGATCGAGTGCCGCCTCGATTGATTTTAATCTTTTTATCGGATGCATAGTTACGTGTGAATACGGGGGTTGTGTCGAGCTGCATTAAATTGGTTTAGTTGGTAGCTCCATCCAGTGAGTTACAGTTTCGTCTTCCTCATACCCCCATAAATCACTCCACATTTGCAAATCATAGAATGCAGGTTTTTTTAAATATGTTAGCGATAAATCATACACCCCTATACTAATACCAATATTAGAAAAGATTAATACCTCTCTATTATTAGCGGGCAGTTTCTCGGTTACATTTATCCAATCCATAAGTGCGAAATATTTAAAAAAATAAATACCCTAGACCAATAGGCATAGGGCTTTCAAAATTATTCATCTCTTTTTTTCTCCTCGATAACTACATTAGTTACTTTCCTATCCTGATGTTCTGTTATTTCGTCCTTCCAATCCTCTTTGCCTATGTTACGTAAGGCAAATTGAGACCCTGCCCATGCGAAACCATAGAGCTGTTTCTCGTAGCAAGAACGAACAAACATCTTGATTCTATCTACCATGTGCGAAAATTCTTCACTTCTTTTAGAATAATCTACCCACGATGATCTGCTAGAGAATCCCATATGGAAAGTAAGCCCGTCCATTGTAGGTTGATATTTACCTGATGATGTTTTAGATTGCTCAAAGAACTCTACAGCTTTATCCCACATCTCTTCTGGTGTATTTATTCTAGATGGTCTTCCTACTTTGTTAAAATCAATGTCGCCTTTTGCCATTGTTAATCTGTTATGTAGTTATAAACTATTTTTACGTTATCTGTATAGTTAACCCATTGTTTTAATACTTTACCATCCATGTAAATAGTAATATTAAGAGAAGGGTTGTATTGGTTTGGTTTAGCTAGAAATTGTAATGAGTCTCCGCATGATAGCCAAAAGTTTGGTAATTCACCTGTCTGTTGAGCTTGGAAACTTGAATCGTGATAAATTACCTGGCTGCTTGGTGTTTCTCCTACTATTTCAAAGTAGTGAAGTTGTTTAGTGTGTCCTGTTGGTATTGGTTGTGGGTTTTCGTTATCTGTTTTATGGCACGAGGTTAAAAACAGGATTAATGTAGGGATGATGATTAATAGCTTTTTCATGTCTTTAGGGTTTAATATTGTACCAATGATAGATTGTGATTCATTTTTTTTTGTCTTTTTAGTTCTGCCTTACTTTTCCACTGTCTAAATTCTGTATTAAACATCCAAGGACAAGTCACACCAACTACAATCCCTTTATGAGTTGTTTTATATGCCGTCCATATCAAATCACCATTTTTATCAATGGCATAATCAAAATCGTTGTTTTTCATGTCTTTAGGTTTTTAATTGCTTGTATGAATGCTGCTTTGCCTCTTCTTAAAAGGTTAGGTTCGCAATCGAAACAAATATACTCATTACATTGTTTACAGAAAGATATATTTTTTATACGTATATCTTTGTCTAATAGTTCGCATACTTTACAAATACCCTGTTCCATTCTTAATGCTTTCATAGTTTTTTAGTTCGCTGTAACGTTCTAAAAGGAATCTCCCTACACATGAAGGGCAGCTTCTCTCTGAACCTTTGAACTCGTAATAATCCATTAATGGCTCTGCTCCTCCAATGTATTGACCAGAGGAAACAAATAGTTCTATTATCCCTCGATACTTAATAGCTTCGTTATATTGTTCTATTGTCATTCAAAATATTCTTTGTGATTCCAATAGTCTTTAGAAAACTCTGCAAATTCTAGCCAAACAAAAGTAAATCCACCATCTATTATACAAAGCCAAATTAATGAACATACAATTGAATAGATAAAAGCCATGCAATAAACAAAACACAAAGGCATTATGTTAACAAAGTAGAACGCTGGCTTGTATAGTGGATGATCCTTTTTCATTTATACCAGTAAGCTATGTATTCAAATCTTTTTAACTTAACCTTTCTAAACTTAATAAAGTCGTCTACTGCCTTTTTGCATCCTGCGAGTTCGTAGTCGTCTATTATTATTAAACCACCCTTTTGAACCTTAGAGTATAAATGTTCTAAACAAACCTTTGTTGATTCGTAAAGGTCGCCGTCTAGTCTAAGGACTGCAATCTTATCTGGTTTGTAGTTTGGCAATGTGTCTTGAAACCATCCCTTTACTAATTTAACCCGTTCGTTATTTACACCCCACTTCTCTAAGTTTTGTATTACTCCGCTTATGTTATGTGCTGTTATTCCTGTGGACTGTAATACACCGTATTTGGTTGCATCCATTGCACCTATACCAGGTTGCTGTTCGTCAAGTGCTATGCCGTAGGGAATGCCCTCGAATGAATCGTAACCCCAATACGCTCTATCAATTCCAGAATCTATTGAGGCCTTAATCATTTGAGCAAAGTTAGAACCTGCTGCTATTCCACATTCTACTATTGCACCATCTAGGGTTATGTCTTTAACCATTGAGTAGGTACTTTCAAATACTTCTTGGGTGCTGTATGTTGGGTAAATCTTTTCCATTAATTATCCTTTATATATCTTATTAAAGCGCCTAATTTCCATGAAAGTATTGCCGTACATATTAACACTAATAAATATACATCGTTTTCCATATTATCCTGCTGAAATCATACATACTGTTTCTGCTCGTGGCATCTCGCTTTGAGACCATGAATTGTAAACTATAAATGTTTCACTTGGGTGTATCAAAGATAAACTTTTATTGTGAGCTATGCAAGAAATAGCCGACTGATCGTGTCGATGTCCTTTTGTTTTTCCATCCCATCCAATTTGTTCATGCGCTCCCTGAAATGCTGTCGAGTAAGCCTTGCCCATCCACTCCTCGAAAACCTTTGTAGCTTCTTTATTGTGGAAGTTAAAACCCATTGAACAAGCCATTACCATTTTAATATTAAAAGAGTCTGACCTACTTATATTAAAGTGGCTTAAGCAATCATCATTAGTATAAGTTCCCATGTTATGCCCTATGTTATCGAATAGCATGTACCCGTTCCTTTCAATGTATTGGAATACTTTAATAGGGTCTTGAGTTAAATAGATAGCTGAGTCAATCCAAAGTATAGAGTTATATCCTAAGTCCCTACATTTATGTATTGCATAAGGCTTAAACGCATACGGGTGCTGACTGTGTTCTCTGCAATTTATTTCGTCAAATGTTTTGAAGTGAATGAAGTCATAGCCAAAAGGTTTAGCCGTTTCCTTTAACCGTTCTGCAAGTCTGTTATACCGTTCTGTATTTGAAAAGGTTACGATACATCTTTTAGGTGACTTACTAGCAATGGTATGTTCGTCCGAGTAGTTATAGATTTGCCATGTAGTATAAACTTTAATCTCACTTTGTGGATTCATTTGCTTAGTCCAGTCGAAGTCCTCACCACAATTCATAGGTTTGAATCTTACTTTCTTTGTTAAGGCTCTAGACCATACAGACATAACAGACGGGTAACGTTTTGTTTCACCTTCGTGTAATTGTTCGTTCTCGTAGTATATTGATTGATCTATGATGTGTTTGTTTCCGTTAATATATGCACATACCTTTGCATTGATAACGTCAACATCCTGACTTAATAATGGGTGTAGTTCTTTAATGAAGTTATCGGTAACATCATCATCATCATCAACAAAGCAAATATATTTACCGTCTGCAAGATCAATTAGTAGCTGTCTTTTTTCTCCTACTGTTAATCCACCAGGTTCATCATAACGAGGTGAGCAATCGGATATAATCTCAATGCCTCCATAACCTTCTATCATCTTAGATAGTTTAGCTTTAAGGGCTTCAAATTGTTCTTTGCGTTCTTCTACTGTACAGATTAAGAGTGATAATTTCATGCTTGATACCATTTCTTTTTAGGTTGAACTATATTTAATTCTGATCTTAGATTGTTAATGGTTTCTTGCATTGTGTTTATTTTATCAAAAAACATAGCATTAACATCGTCTTTACTATCTGGGACATAAACCATACAGCTACTAGTGTAAGAAAAAAAAGACTTCATATCTCTTATAGCCCTATTAATTCTAATTATTTGCTCGTACTCTTCTAGCGAGATCGTAACAGTTCCTTTGCTCATTTCTTTGTTATGAATTTATAGTGATATAATACCTGATCTATGTAATGCTCTGACTTAATTAAACCACGTTGATGTATTTCATTCGCCCACAATGTATCTTCGCCTTGGAATATCTCTCTAAACCTGACTTGCTCCGCTATTGACTTCTTTACTACGTTTAAGTGGTTTGGGTAACGTTCGTAGATAATACGGTTAGGGTCTGGATGGTAATTTGTGTTTGTAGCGTAGGCGTTGTATCTTATGCTATGCTCAAACACTTGAGGGTTTAACCCGTCCCATGTCATAACACCACGTAAAGAGCAGCAATCAATATTCTGTTTAATTCCCTCCATTACTAAATCAATATAGTTTTTAGCCAGTTCATCATCATCATCTACGAAGCAAATGTATTCACCTTTAGCCATGTCGATTAGTTCGTTACGCTTTTGACCCGTTGGCTTTTCTCCTTTGTCTGCCATTGGTATGACCTCAACTAAGTTGGTATAACCTTTCTCGACCTGATCTAATATGTTATCTACTAAGGATAGGTATTTATCCTGTCTTGATTCTAAAGTGGGTATAAGTATACTTAATAGCATGTTTTATAGATCAAAGTTGTTTTGTTTACGTCTTAAATAAGTTGCATTGTCTACTGGGTGATAAGATTCAGTATGTCTGTATTGTGCATCATCCGCATGGTTTCCAATCCAAACTGGGTGAAGATGTTTAAAGATGTCTTGATCTACGTAACTATAACACCCTAGTATCTTTGCTACTTCCATTGCTTCGTTATCACACCATAAAGACTTATAATCTGGATGGTATATGTAATTGAAACGGTTGTAATATTTCCTGTCCATTATACTCATTGTTGCTAGTCTATCACCTGTGAAACCATCTGGAAAATGAATAAACTGATCTGGACTTTTATAGAACTGCTCTCTTATTGTATCATCAAAGCCTCGTTTGGTAAATATTTGATCGTCACTAAAGTTTACAAGTATGTCCCAGTCATAAGTAAATTCGTTTATGTCTCTATTGATTGCGTCTACCTTTGATTTAGAATCATCAATCATATAGGTATGGTTGCAATTAAGTACGGGTATCGGCTCCATTGTTTTATCATCGCTATCAATTGATATAAGAACATGGTAATTGTCTTTATCGTTTAGGTTATTGACGATTGAGTCTAGTCCCCTGTGAAAGTTGGTTCGTCTTGACCTCGTAGTATATTTAAAGAGTATCTTCATTAATAGTATCTATTAGCGTTATTAGTATAAACTCTGGTTTCTTCTCCTGGCGAAGGGTTAGAAAAAGAAATAAAAGGCAATCCGTTCTTATCTATCATTTCTGCTATGTGCCATTTATATGCACGATAAATCTTATAATTCCTAAAGAAATACTTCTTTGTTCCTTTGGATTTAAAATCATCTATGTAAAATAGCCAAGTGTTTTTCATAATGGGATATGTATTTGTTTAATCGGTTCGTTAAAGAACTTGTTCCAGCTCTCTTTAATATGCTTTTGTTTTTCTTCGTCTGTTATGCTGCTTTTGTGGTTTGGCGTTGAGTAATCGTGTGCGTATATGTATTCCTGTGTTCTATTTAAGCAATAAAACCGTCTTGCTCCATTGATTCTCATTGAATATTCAGCATGCTCAAAGCCATATAAACCAAACTTCTCGTTAAATGCCCCTACCTTTTTAATATGCTTGCTAGTCATAAACATAAAAGCTCCTCCACAATTAGAATAAACATCAACATCCATAAGAGAGTGCTGTTTATTATGGCTTTCGTTTAAGTATAATAAATGACACCCTCCGCTATTATTTATAAAATAATCAATCCACCCCTCTTTTATTGGGAATGTGTCATCATCGAAAAGGAAAATATAATCACAGTCTTTTAAGGCTCTCAAGCATTCATTTTTTCGATATGAAATACCTCTTCTGTCTTCGTCTGTATCTTCTGCTATATAAGCATAAATCAAATTACCCTTTTTATCTATCCCGTCAAACTGGTTTTTTGTCCCAGTAGTTTGATAAAAATATTCCCAATCAATAGACTCGCAGAATGTTCGCACCTTCCACTCCTTAATCATCCCATCCCTATTATATGTAGTACAACCTATCCCAATTTTAGCCATGATTCGAATATCTGTTTACGTTCCTTATTAACTATATCAATTCTATACCTCTCATTTACATACTGATACATAGATTCTTTTAAGTCCTCGACCTTGTTAGGGTTCATTATTAGATACTTAATGCTTTTTCTCCATTCTTTATCAGTTACATACATAGCATTATCTTTTGTCTTATCTAAAGAGTAAGGGATAACATCTGACACTAAACATGCTTTCTTTTTAAATCCAGCCTCAATAAGTTTTAATTGTGATTTGCATCTATTAAAGTCATTATTAACCAATGGTATCATAGACACATCTATAAGATCATAAAGTTTACCATAGCTATAAACGTCTTTTCCGTTTATCCTTTGATAAGGCTCGTCCATATCCCGATACTCGCAAAGCATTTCTTTATTAAGCTGTTCAGCATATTGTTTTTTAAGTAAGCTAACTGCGTTACTATTGGTTATCCTGCAAGTAAATAGCTTCTCAATGTATTTATAGTATGGATTTGATGTAACAGTTCCATCTTGGTTAGGTGTAAAGTTGTAACCAGCTGCTAATAGTTGCCATTTATGCTCTACTGTTTTATCGTTGTATAGTCCTATTAGTTCAGGATGCAACATCTCTACATCTTTTTGATGGTGAGACCCTGCGATATATCCAAACCTCATGCGTTCGTGTGAAGGTTCAAAGTTGTAGGGAATCCACTGAGTATAGTATGGGTCTATTGCGTTTGGTAAGACGTGAATAGGTATAATGTGAGTCGGTTTAATTACGCTTTGTATTTTGTCTGCAAGGTATTGTGTAGTAGTAGTAATGAAATCGGCTTGGTTTAATGCGTAAATGGTTTTATTAGCGTAATCCATTTGCTTGTAAATCTTGCACATTCCATGCGAAACGGGTAAAACCCAGTAATCATCTATATCAAAATGAATCTTTAAACCTAACTTTTTATACTTCTCTGGATACTTAATATCTCTTAATACTGAAATTATGCTGAACTTTTTTAGGTAGTCGTCTGTTAATCCCTCCTCAGTTGGTTGATATTCGACCTCTAATCCTAGCGACCTAAAGGGTACTATTTGCCTATGATATTGTAATCCTGTTATTCTATTAGCGGTTATTACTAAGATCATATTGTTTCCTGATTTGTTCTGTTATGTTTTTAACTACGTACTCTACTGTCTTATATGCTAGTCCTAATTCTTTTCCTACTGCTCTATATGTTTTAAACTTTACTTTTAATTGCAATAACCTAATCTCAGCTTGTTGCCCGTTCCGATACATGGTTTTCATCAACTTTACAACATCTGAGTACTGTTCATCAATGTTAGACTCTATATTTTCTTCACCCTCTACCTGTGTTTCAAACGTCCTGTACTTTTTATAAAACTCGTTTCTTGGATTAGTATACTGATTATACATTATCTTATAACAGTATAGTTCTAATTCCCCACGTTCGTAAAGTCCTTTTATAATCCCTTCGTTTGTTCCTGATATAATTATTATAAGTTCAGATATTAAGTCCTCATATAAATCATTCCCGTTTGTTATCTTCTTTGCAGAATTAAGTATGATCTTTGATTTATATATAAACTCTAAAATCTCATTCATCAAAACTTATTCAATAGTCTGTTGTAAAAAATATTAAATACGCTAATCCAACAAACACCGTAAACAATTAGGATAACAGGGTACATATACCATTCTAGGCTATATCTATTGCCGTACAAACAAACAGCACTGCAAGCAACAAGAACTATCCACAATGACTTAAATACATGCCATGCACTCCACTTGTAATCTGTATAGGGCAAAAACTTTGGAAGCTTATTACTTACTTCTTCGTCCCAGAATCGACGGTTTAATTTATTAGTATTGAATATTGATTTGTAAAAGTGGTGAGACAGGTTATCGGTAATCGCATTCGATATGGCAGCTAAACAAAAGAAAACAAGACTTAGAATCATTTGAGTTTCTCTTTTAGTGCTTTAATAGGGTTAATGATCCAAGCATAAGCCAACATAACTAAACTTAATCCTACTGGATAAGCCAAACAAATAAAACAAACGTATAAAGCCCAATCGAAAAAGTTGGATAGGACACCAAAAATTACAACCAATCCCATACAGATAAATAATAGTTCTACTTTGTTCGGTAATTTCATGACTTTTATACGTTATTAAATTCTGTGCAGTTTCAAAAATACAAAATATTATTTCGTTTGCAAGTATTTTAACAAAATAATTCATTTATTTTTAAAATAAGTGAAAATAAATTTGCATGGCGTTATTTTTAACGTACATTTGTCAACGGAAATATACATGTAGAAATAAACACAACAAAAATGATAGTAGAGAAAAAAATGCTTAATCGTTGGAAGGTTAAACGAGAAAGCGGAGACCAGAAAAAAATAAGCGAATTTACCCAAATAAGCGAAAACGCAATTAGTAGGGCATTTAGTGGCAGGGCTTCAAAAGAAACAATAGAAGCAATAGAGGAGTATTTTAGTAAAAAATAAGAGCGAACGGATTAGTAGGGTTCGACTCCCTACGCTCTTCAAAGATCATCGTTATTTGACATATTGGATTAACACAGGTCTCTAACCATAGGGAGTTAGACTAAGGCAAGTTTACTGTTGCCTGTGAGAATAAGAAAATTACAAAGGTTCTAAACCATAGAGTTTAGCTAAGACTGAATGAACAGTTGCCTTTTAGTTGCCCTTTGTTATTTCGTTTTAATCAGGGCAACATATATACGCCTCCTAGTCTACGTCATTTATAATTATACCGCCATTTAGTTTGTTTTTACGTGGGACTTGCTTCGATGCATTAGGAGGCACTAATCTAAAACCCTTAAAAAATGTTTACACCAGATAGAGAAATAAACCCTCCTTCTTTTTATGAAGATAGTGAGCCAGAATTAGAGAATTGTCCAATGTGTTACAATCCTTTTGAAAAAGAAAATTTATTCAGATTAGAAATGGGCAGCAAAGAGTTTGTCTGTTCAAAATGTTTACACGATTATCATAACCAAGAACCTTAAATAAAATGCAAATAGAAATAGAAACAATAGAAAACGGCAGAAGAGTCACAATAGACACCCTTAATGCAGATATTATTTTTATAGCCCAAATAAATGAAGTTGCTTCGCTTTGGCCTACATACAAAATACACCTTCACACATTAAACACCCATTTAACACACGAATATAGAGATAAGCAATTAAAAATAATTTACAGATAAAATGGAAGAAATAATAAACAGAATAGATGATAACATCCCTCAGGGTTACGCCTATAAAATCTATTCATCTAAAAATCATACACATGTAACTATTCTTAGATATGCTGAGATAGTAATGTCTAATAGAGAAGATAATATGTATTGGGCTTTAAAACATGTAGACAACTACTTTCTATCAATTAAACAATTAACTACTAATGTATGAAAAACGAAGATTATTTTTTTACTAAAAGTAACATTAAGGTAGTTGTAACATTTGAACAGATCAAAACAATGCAAAACTACACTTCAAACGCTATTAAGTACATGGCTAGTAAGGATGGTATTTTGCAATATCCAAGTGGACAACCTAATCAAAGAATCATTAACAGCATTCTAGACGAAGTAATAAGGATAGATAATGCTTGTATAAAATTTATGGATCAATTATTTATTAATCAAAATTACTAAAATATGCAACCAGCAAACATGACACCTACAGAATTATACGAAGCAATTAAATGGTGGAGAGACGGGGGAAATTTTAACCTTGAATTATTACTTAGAATATTAGAAGCTAAAAATAAATAAACCTAAAACCTAAAGACATGAAGCTAATAGCAAAAGCATTATTAGATGCACAAAAGGAAATGGGAATAGCTAAAAAAGATAGCAAAAATCCTTTTTTCAAATCGAGTTACGCTGATCTTAATTCAATTAGAGAGGCTTGTATGCCAGCTTTAAATAATCATGGCATTGTAGTACTACAACCAACGGCATACATTGATGGCAAAAACTTCATTAAAACGATTCTTTTACATGATAGCGGTGAAAGTGTCGAGTCATTAACAGAAATCATTTACAGCAAACAAAACGATGCTCAAAGTCAAGGAAGCGGAATAACATACGCACGAAGATACGGATTACAAAGTTTGGTAAATGTAGGAGCTGAGGACGACGACGGAAATAAGGCAAGTCAACCACAAAAACAGGAGAAAAAAGAAGCACCAAAACAAGAAAAGAAATACCTAAACGAATCAAGTCCAGAATTTCAAGAAGCTGTTAAGTACCTAAAAGATAACGGATCAATCGAAAAGATTAAAATGAAGTATTACGTTTCTGAAACGGTAGAACGTGCATTACAAGACGCTGTTTTAAACTAATGGAGATAGTAAAAATATCCATACCAAAAGAAACATTACAGATGTTAGTGGATTCAGAGGCGTTAAAAACCTCTGATTTTCAATTAATTGGCTGCGATGAAGATAGCTACGATTACACAGATAATCCTTTATGGGTAGCTGCAAAAGAAAAAAGCAACAAGGCTTACAAGCAATTGAAGCAAATAGAATTTGATATAAGACATAAATGAAAAACGACTTAGAAAAATCACTTGACTACCTAACAGAACAAATAAAATTATACCGACAGACTGATATAATGGATGGAGAAGGTTTGGTTCAATTGCTCCAACAAATAACAGCTACTTTATATTATTTGGAAAACGAAAGAAGCAAATTTCATGATGAATTTCAAAGGATAATTAACAGTCTGGTTTTAGATGGCAATAGCGTTTCTCGTGCTGAAAATGAAGCACATGTACAAATACCTCAAATGTATAAACTAAGGCACGTAATGCAATGTAGTTATGAAATAGTTGGAGCAATAAGAACACAAATAAGTTGGCTTAAATCAGAAAAGCAAAGTATATGAAGTTAGGTAAAAGAAAATGCAAACAATGTTCTAAAGTATTTCAAAAAACAGCCCCGTTAAATTCTGTCTGTTCAATCGCTTGTGCAATAGAACGCTCCTACTCTCTTAATAAGGTTAAACGAGAGAGAGAAGAAAAACAAGACACTAAAGAACGAAAAACTAGCCTTTTAACTCATAAGGACTATATTAAAATGCTTCAAACTGTTTTTAATACTTACATAAGGATTAGGGATAAGGATTTACCATGCGTCAGTTGTGGGCGAAATAATGTTGAAGAGTTCCACGCAGGACATTACATAGCTACTACTTATCAATACCACCGTTTTAACGAGTCTAACGTTTGGAAACAATGCAGCCAATGTAACACCCATTTAAGAGGTAATCTAATCCCATACCGCTTAGAATTGATTAAAAGAATAGGATTAGAACAAGTGGAGCATATTGAGAATACTAGACACATTCCTTTGTTAATGTCAATACCTGAAATAATGGATAAAATCAAAGAGTATAAATCAAAAACTAAAGAACTAAAAAAATGAAGCAGCCCATACAATCACAATACGAAAACAAAGAATGTGAGATTCCATATTGGGAAATAAACTTCACAATATTAAGACCCAATCCAATAGACGCAAAAGACTATCGTGACATTGAAAAGATTATTGAAACCCATCTTAATTATTTAGATGAATTAAACAAAATAAAACAATCATTAAAATGACAGATCACGAACTAAACCAAGCAATTATAAAAAACGATTTAAAGAATCAGATTGTAAAATGGAAGCGCAAAAAAGACTTTCAACTTGTATTAATTATACTCCTTTCTCATGTTATTATTTCGGGTGGGTTGTATGTTAAACTAAACCTTTATAAAGAACGTATTAACCAACTAGAAACCAATTCAATACATGGAACAAAATAAACAAATAGCACAGCACTTATCTAAAAAGCCAATCACTTGTTTAGAAGCATTTAACCGTTACGGAATATTAAGATTGTCGGCACGTATTTACGATCTTAGAAAGTCTGGCATGGAAATAAAAACAACTATGGTAGAACTAAAGAACGGAAAAAACATTGCAAAATATCATTTATAATTTGTAGTGATGAAAATCATTGACTATATTTGTGCAGTTCTTTATGAAAATATAATATCATTTGGTCGGATGATAGTTTGAAATAAGTTGTAGGTTGAGGTTACTCACGACAACTATATAACAAATGCCCTCATTGATGCGACCACATCTTTGGGGGTATTTTGTTTTTATACATTTATGAAAAGAAGTTACAATAGAATGGAAAGCACAGAAGCTACTGCTGAAAAGCTATTCAAAAAACACAATACAGCCTACTTATTTAGACTTTACAATCATCTTAAAAAGGGTGTCGACATTAAAACTGCTATATGGTTATGTTATAATGAATTAGAGTGTGGAGGGACGAATGGCTAAAGAACTTCCTTATTTTAAGTTTACTGTTGCTGATTGGCTTACTGGAGATATTGTTTTTGAAAATTATGATGTACAGGGTTTATTTATAAATATTTGTGCTATTTATTGGCAAAGAGAAGGCGCATTGTCTTTATCAGATATTAATAAAAGATTTAAAAATCCACCCCAATTATTAGAGTTAAAAGATCGTTTTTTAACCATTATAGATGATGCCATTTCAATTAAATTTCTGGATGAACAATTTACAGAAAGAAAGAAGCTAAGTTGTGTAAATTCCGAAAACGGCAAAAAAGGAGGTAGACCCAAAACGCCTGACAATCTAAGCGGAAAACCGAACGCTAACCGAACGGTTAGCGAAGATAAAGCGAAACAAAGCAATAAAGAAAAGAAAAGAGAAGAAAAGAAAAGAGAAGAAGAGGAATTTTTTGATGAAAAATATAAATTGAAATGTGCCTACGTCAAGGGTGAACTTTTATTCGGCAATCAACATCAAAGAGGTCAGGGAGGGATGAGTGAAAAAGCAATTATGGATCATTGTAAAAACGAAGGGATAATTTATGAGAAATAAGTTTTACGAAATCGGAATAGAACCAAAAGGCAATTCAGCACAACAAAAATTACCATGCCCTAACTGCGTTAAAATAGGCAAAACAAACATAAAAGACACGTGCTTATCCATTGACTACTTCAAAGGGCTTTACAATTGCCACAAATGCGGGTGGAAGGGATGCGTTAAGGATGCCGCAAAGCCTATGTTTCAAAAACCAATTAGAACAAATTTTACCGAGTTAACAGATTCAGGGCTTCAACTTTTCACAAATCGGGGAATTACTCAAGAAGTTGTTTTAGCCCATAAGATCAAACAAGAGAACGGCTGGGTAGTGTTTCCTTATCTAAGAGATAAAATGCTCGTAAACGTAAAGAAAAGGGCGTTAAATGGCAAAGATTTTAGACAGACCAAAGATGCTGAAGTAATAGTTTATAATTTAGATCAAATAAAAGGTCAAAAAGAAATTATTATTTGTGAGGGGGAATTTGATGTTATGGCATTTGAAGTAGCTGGATTTAAAAATGTAACTTCAGTTAATCAGGGTGCGCCAAATGAAAACGATAAAAATGTAGATAAAAAATTAGAATGCATAACAAATTGTTATGATGTTTTTGAACAGGCAGAAACTATTTACATAGCTGTCGACAAAGATGCAAACGGCAAAAGATTAGAGAAAGAATTAATTATACGTTTTGGTGCTGAAAAATGTAAAATAATAAATTTCCCTAATGACCACAAAGATGCAAACGATGTTTTAATTTATGAAGGTAAAGAAGTATTAAAAGAATGTTTTAAAAACGCAATAGACGTTAAGGTGGATGGGGTGTTTAATCTTGAAGATGTTAGGGATTCAATGCTTTACACGTTCCATAATGGTAAGAGAAGAGGAGAAACAACATATTTTAATGATTTCGATACTATTTGGACACACAGAACAGGTGAAGTAACTATCTGGACTGGGTACATGAATGAAGGTAAAAGTAAGTTTTTAAAACAATTATTGTTAATTAACGCCAAATTCGATGGAGTTAAAACGGCTGTATTTTCTCCAGAAGAGTTTCCTGCCGATGAGTTTTATGATGATATAATACATTCGTATATTGGGAAAAGTACAGATAGTTTTTATAAAAATGTGATGAATAAAAGCGAATATGAGAAAGGGATGGAATTTGTAAAAAAACACTTCTTTTATGTTTATCCAGAAAAGGATCACACATGGGAATCTGTTAAAAACAAAATGCTATATCTGATTCGTAGACAAGGTGTTAAGAGAATTGTATTAGACCCCTACAATCAATTCGATCATAATCAAGGCAACAAACAAATAGACCAATATGTAAGTTGGTTTATGAGTCAACTTAAAAGGTTTGCCTTAGAAACTGACACGTCTGTTCATTTAGTAGCACATCAAGTAACACCATCATTTGTAAACGGGCAAGACTTCCCAGAACCTAGTTCGTATAAAATAAAGGGGGGCGGTACTTTTGCTGACAAGGCGGATAATGTAGCATATGTTTGGCGACCATTTAGAAAAACAGACAGATTAAATAAAACAGTAAAAGTTTGTTTTGAAAAAGTAAAGAACCAAAGATTAGTAGGTATAGGAGGAGAAATTGATTTTGAGTTTGACACATCTACAAATAGGTACATGCTTTACAATTACAACCCTTTGGAAAAAACAGAAACACAATCAAAAATAAATGAAACATTTGATTTTTTAAGCGTAAATGACAACATGCCTTTTTGAAAACGAAAACCTTAAAAGTAATATAGTGTGAAATAACGGTTTTTAGCCAATGTTAGCGGTTAGTATTTTAACGAAGAGTAGCAATTGAAAGAATAAACATTTAACCAAAGGAAAATGAGCGAACAATTAACATTTGAAGAATTAAAGGATTGTTTTGAACTGAGAGTTCCAATAATAATCGAAGGAAGCTATAAGTTTAATAAAGAACCTACACATATAACATCATTAAAGGAGAATTATAATTGTGGTGGATTAGTTAAAGTAGAAGGAAGCGATGATCTATATGAGGGGTACAGAATAAGGATTTTTAAAGACGAAACAAACACTTATAAATATTGGATAAACAATGGACGAACAATCTAAATATTGGGAAATATTTTTAAAAGGCAAGTTTGACAAAAACAATAAATACATATTTTTTTAAACCCACAGGCGCGAGGGCGCAAACTTGCTTTCTAACGGTTTTTGGCTAGAAGCTGGCGCATTATAAGCAGTTAGTACGTGCGCTTGCTTTTAGCCAATGTTGGCGGTTAGTATTTTAACGAAGAGTAGCAATTGAAAGAATAAACATTTAACCAAAGGAAAATGAAAAGAGACATACAGTTTAGAGCATGGCACATTGCAGAAGAAAAAATGTGCGACATAGATGTAATTAGCTTCAAAAGACATGGAGCGTTTTTATACGGAACAACACCAACAGAAGATTTTGATTATGGCAAAACGATTGTAATAGCTCCTTTGGATGGTAGATTTTGTGATAATGCTGAATTTGAATTGATGCAATATACTGGATTGAAAGACAAAAATCTAAAAGAGATTTATGAAGGTGATATACTCCATTGTATTTTTAATGGTATTTACAGAAAAGTAGAGCATTTTAAAGGCTGTTTTTGGTTTATGGCAATAGGTAAAGATTGGAAATATCCTATAAACATGATTAATGAAGACCATTTAGAAGACATGGTTGTTATTGGAAATATTTATGAAACACCTAGTTTGTTACACACAGGCGCGGAGGGTTAAAATATTACCGCTAACGGCTGAGGGTTGGCGATAGTGCCGCTAACCGAAAACTCAATATTTAGCACCAAACCTGAAGCGGCATTTTGCCAACCCTATGTTAGCTTTAGGTTTTAAAAATTTTAGGGAGGGCTTTAAAAAACGAAATTATGAATATAGAAGAAGGATATGATAGCCCAATTTTAGTAATCGGATGGAGAGGGTTTCCGATAAATGGGTTTTGCTATACAATTATGTATAAAGGTAAAATTCATAGCCGATATAATGTATCACGTTCAGATAATTTACACGCTTGTTATTTAGAGGCGGTTGCTGATTTCAAGAAGGCTATGAATGAAGATGGAAAACTTTATTGCATAGAAAAATATACGGGAACATTAGAGGAATTTGCAACAAGAAAATATTTTAAAAATCCGATAAAACGAAAACTATATCAATTGTATTTGTGGGTCGGCAAAATTTTTAAAACTTGAAGCTAACGGTATCAAGCTAAGAGACGTGCGGCATGTACTGGTGAACTCCCATAAAGGCGAAACTCCTCAAACTATAAGATGAAGTCTCAGACGGAGAGATTCAGCCGCATGTTTCCTTAGCTTGTGTTAGCTGTCTGTTTATTTTTACTTTTTTAAGGTGGCGTGGGCAGGATTTATTATTAATAATTAAACTTATAAAGATGAAAACAAAATTTACAATAAATAAAGAAATATTTTTAGATAACGGAACCCTAACAGAATGTTTTGAATTATATGAAAACCATTACAAACAACTTGGTTTTATTTTAGATAAAGAAGAAGAGACAGTTTATATGATGTTTAATAAAGAAATCCAGCTTAATGAAGGAGACAGAGTTGTTTTGTATGGATGCTATACTGTTGATTGGAAAGGCGTAGATGTGATAAAAGATATAATTGAATATGCCTTAATTCCAGAATAATGGTACACATATTACCTATAGGAGATTTAAAAGAGCATGAGGAAAATACTACGTGCGATTGTTGCCCACAAGTTATATTTGATGAATATGAAATAATAGTAATACATAATTCTTATGACGAAAGAGAAAAAAAAGAAACATAAAACATTAGAAGACTCAGTTATACATACAATATGTACGGTTGAATGGCCTGATTCAGTTTTAAAATACATGGGATTAACACGTACAGATATAATTGCTTTGAAAAAGCAACAGAGTGCGGTGGCAAAAAAGAAAAAATAAATTGCAGCTAACGGTACTTGGCTAGGGGCATGAAAACAAAGTACGTGGTTTGCCCTTAGCCAATGTTACAGGTATGTGTTTTTTTAGGTGGAGTGCGGTGGGATTTAATAATTATTAATAATAAAGATATGTTACAGATTACGAATGAAAACAATAGGCAGTTAATGGCTAGATACCCTGATAAATACTTTGATTTAGCTATTGTTGATCCTCCGTATGGAATAAATAGAAGTGGACAAACTGAAACGTTCACTAAAAATCCAAAACATAAAAGGAGAGGACATGAGCATAAATATTGGGACAATGAAATCCCTAATGCAGAATATTTTAGGGAGCTGGAAAGAGTTAGTAAAAATCAAATAATATGGGGTGCAAATTATTTCGTAGAGCATTTGAATAAAGGCACAATGGGTTGGATTTTTTGGTATAAAGGACAAGAGGATTTAAGTATGAGTGATGGTGAAATCGCTTATACAAGTTTCCAAAGAGCAACAAGAATAGTTAATTTGAATAGGGGTTTGATTGCTCAAAATGGAGGCAGTATTCATCCAACACAAAAACCAGTTAAACTTTATGAATGGCTATTGAATAAATATGCTAAAGAAGGCGATAAAATATTAGATACACATTTAGGCAGTGGATCAATTGCTATTGCTTGCCATAACTATAAGTTAGATTTGACAGCTTGTGAAATAGATGCCGACTACTATACAAAGGCAATGAAACGAATAAATGACCACACAGCCCAAACACAGTTATTTTAAAAACTTGGAAAGTTTTAGGAGTGCGGTGGCAAAAAACATTACCTGTAACTCGTAGATTGAAGCGATTTAGTGCTAAGCAAGGAGCTTAATTATCAATCACTTAATTAGATTTATCATGAAAGAGACTGTTTATAAATTTAAGGGCGTAAATGATCTTTATTGCAACTTATACGGAACGTTTTTCTATAAGGGGAAACTAGCAAAAAAGGTTTACAATAATGGTAGCGTTTCTATTTTATGTGGTAAAACTAAATACGGACTTATTAAACTTAGATCACTAGCTTATAAGTGTGAAATTGAAAATAATGATGATTGTCCGTTTTAACGCATCATATAATTAACTCCAATATACGCAGCCTCTGCAATTGCAATAGCTACAACTAGATTAAATCCTGTTTTAAGCAGCTTTATTTTAGTTGTGGCTTTGTTTAGGTTATCTGAGTAATATCGCTTTTCAATTATACAATTGCCTGTCTGTAGCTTGGAATAACTTAATTGTTTTTTACCTTCAAAAACAACACCTTCTAAATAATTATTCTTTAATTCTAATCCGTAAATAGTATTTGAATTAGTCTCAAAGGAGTTTTTATATTCCTTTGCTTCGAATGTTTGTTGAATAAAAAAAATATCCTGTCTAGGAGTTATGCAAACCATTGAATCTGGAACAGTTTTATAAACCGTTTGCCCTAAAGATTGAATCGCGTAAACGTTTACGATCGTCAACAGAAAGAATAAGTACACGTTTTTTCTCTTTTGCATTTTTGTAGTGATTTAAACTATCAGTCTTATTGTTTATTTTTAAAGCCCTATTTAAGCTATATATCTTATGCTCGTAGATTTGCTCCTTAACCTCTGAATCGTGGTTCATAGACTTTATAATTGAGTCATTTTGAAACTTTAATCTATCCACGTACTCCGATTTCGGAACGTCTTTTTTAAAAATGAATATAAGTAAAGCAGCAATAATGATAACATAGATTAGTTCATGGATTTGTAGTTTCATTCTCGTTTTCTTTGTCTTTAATGAAGTTAACTACTTCGTTTGATATTGCACCCAATGCAAGTATTGAAAGTGATAAATAAGGATGCGTTTCTGTTAATATTAAAGAACCTCCAATTATTCCCGTTGCACCTTTTATGCAAAGACCGATTAATTTTAGTTTATCGTATTTATTTAAAAGTATCTTTTTCATATATTTGCACCGATTAATTTTTAGTATCTAATTGAGTCCTCGAAATAACGAGGTGTTAATGACTCTGGGAATGGCAACCAAGATGAAGTTAGATTCTTACCTTCCTTGCCCTGCGTACTTTTTTGCATCTTCTTTTTTATTCGGATGCTTTTTTTGAGACCCTCGTTTCTTAACCTTTTTAACTACTGATTTTACAGCTTCTTTTTTAACCTTTGCCATTATATTAATATGTAATTTGTGTTTGGAATAAATCTATTGTCGTCCCATCTCTTTTTTAAGTCAACTATGGAATGTCCTAATGTCTTTTGGAAATGAGGCGCATCGTAAAATTTCCAATCTATACCAGCATCCCATCCGTATCGTTTAAATATGGCTACCACTTCCATCCAATCGCTTTGACCGTCCCCGTCATGATCTAATTTAACGTCCCACGAAGCACTTTCAAAAGTGCCGTTTCCATCCTTATCCAATATTAAAACTATGTCAATGGCTAGCCCGTAATTGTGGTACGATTGCCCTCCCTTTGCTTTAGTTACTTGAGGCTTTGCGTAAAACAATGCGTCCTGTTCCGCAAACGTTCTTAACGTGTGAGAGAACCTACACATTGCCTTACCTCTTAAAGCATCGCATATCTCATTATAAATAGATAAAGCCTCTTCTCTTAATCTAGGATGCAATAACTGTATTCTATCTAAAGTAACTTTATCCATTTAGTTTATTTTTCTTTTTGACGCATTAATATTTGATTCAACAAATCAATCGTTTTATCCTGCTTCCTATCAAACTCATCCATCTTTTTATTCGTGTTTTTCAATTCAGTTGAAATAATCCCCTGCTCTAATATTCCCTTATTGATTTGATCCGTATGGACATTTTGAACTCTCTTTATTTCCATAAACTCAATCTGAGTGTTTTTCTTAAAATTAGCATTGTCGTAATAAAAACCAAAGAACACACCAAGCGTTACTAGCGCAGACCCAATCAAATAAGTTAAATCTTTAATAATTGGTAATTTTTTTACTAAATCGGGTTGCTCACTCATAATCTTTAAAATTTAACGGTTTTATTATTTTCTATTTCTTTTTTTGTTGTAATTACTTTGCCTGTTATTATGTTTTGTTTTTCTATTATACTATTTACGTTGTTTTTATTTTCTAACCAGTCTTGGTTAAAAAACATACTGAAATTATTATCTCCCTTAATTGTTGAGTATGGATCTATCTCATTAAATACTGTGTTATGCTCTGGACTTCTTTTTGTTAGAATCGTATAAATAGAATAGTATAAACAGAAACCTAGCATTAAAGCAAATAGGACGTTATACATAGAGTAGAATATTACGTTTTTCATTTTGTTTCGTCTTTAATTACTATGTTATCTACACTTGTATTATCTTCTACCTTTACAAAAGGAGCGTTTATTTTATTTAAAAAATAACTTACGTTTCCCATTACTTCTACTCCCTTTGTCTTTAATGCAATGTCTAGTAAGAAGTTTAATTGGTTTGCTTCTGTTTCTGTAATTTCTATTTGTGCTTTCATGTTTCTTTTTTTAGGTTTGACTAAGTTATTTTTTAGAGTTGCCTAAATATACAAATTATAATGATGCTAAAATTGTTGCAATGTCTATTCCTCGTTGTACTTGCCCAGCTGTGTTATAGTGAACGGAATCATATAAACCATAAGAATCATTATCTATCCAAGGTGCCGAATAATGATTAGCTACATTAACCAAGGCTGTTCTTATCTCTGTTCTATATATACGACCTGGTCCATTAATCCTGCTTATAATAGGTTTAAAAGTTGAAGATAAAACACCTAAAGGAGTTAAATCAGAAACAAACTTATCTATTAATGAAATCAATGTAGTTTCATACGTTAAATAACCTGTACCTCCCAATGCTTCAGACTCCCCTTGCATCCAATCCAAACCCTTTATATTTAAATCTATTCCATTTGCTTTAGCTCTTGAAATAGCAGGAAATAAAAAACCATCCCTGACATTAGTATAGTGAGGCAACCCGTTACAGTTTGCTAAATTTGCATCCCATTGCCAAATTCCATTCGGACTTGATACACCCACATCAACTAAATTCGAACCACCGTAACCATATTTAATTATCCATAAATCACGACCTGTTAAATCATAATAAGTTTTACCAAGTGATACATCTGCACCAACCCAAGAAGCAGAACCAGAGATGTAATTGTTTACACCAAAAATATAGCTTTGCCATAAGCAGTTTATGTCTGATGAAAAAGTACCACCATTTTTATATAGAATTTTTGTATGCGGTTGAACCCCTAAATATGAAGAATCTGGAGCAGCATCATCTGCTCCCGTTATATTAGATTGCCCAAACATTAAAACGCAATCTACCGTTACTCTAGGTTTTATTCTGTATAGCATAATACTACGATAAAGGAATTATTTCAATTGCTGATCCTTCTGAATAAACGGTTGTTGTTTGTCCTGCAACAGCAGATGCCATTTGAAACTGTACATTTCCAGCCGTTGATCCAACAGTTACCGTACCCATAAAAAGAACATAAGCATTAGAAGAGGCAGAAGCAGAAACTGCACCACTTAAAAGTCCTGACGTCTCCATAGGTCCCCAAACTATGGTCGTACCTACTGTGTTTCTTGTAATAACCTCTATAAACATTGTAGCACCTGATGGAAGAACAGTAGCGAATTTAAAACCGCCAGTAGTTGATCCAACGTGTAAGCCGCCACGAATAAAATATTTTTTATTGGCAGCAACAGGGAAAACAAGGTCTGTAATATCAACCGCTGTGCCTGATGTAGTTGGTTGATCGCTTGAAATAGAGATCATTGTAGATGGAATATTATCATCCATGAATTTTTGAATCTTACCCAAAGCCACTAAAATAGTATCGGTTGCTAATATGCTTGCACTTACTACGGCTGTTGCAAAACCTGTTAGAGCTGATCCCACTGACCTAGCTGCTGTAAAAAACAAGTTTGTTGAACCCTCAGTTATACTATCTGTATTTGTTATTGTATCTTGTTTTGCATTTAAAGCCGTTTGTGTTGCTGTGCTTACTGGCTTGTTTGCATCGCTTGTATTATCTACGTTACCCAATCCAACGTCTGATTTAGTTATGTTGTTTATAAAATCAATTACTGAGTTTATAATTCCTCTTACTGATAATCCTGAGTCCCCGTTATTTATGTTATTTATTGGCATTTTACTTTATTTTATCCGTTAACCGTTTGAAATCTTCCTTTTGATTGTGTGTAATATTTTCTTATTTCTGAATCGCTCCAGACTCTTTCTTCTACTATTAGTTCATCATAGGTTGCAAATGTTTGCTGTGCTGCCGTCCTTCCATTGCCTAAAATAAACCTGTGAGACCCAGTTGTTAATCCTACTTCTGTTCCTGCTCCAGTATTTGTAGCAACTCTAATTCCGTTAATATTTATTTGAACTGTTGTAGATGCGTTTTTTGTAATGACAAAATTTATCCAGTCGCTCGTGCTAGGTAAAGAAGGAAATACATAAGCTACTGTTGCAGCTGTTGTTGAAAGTACCTGCTGAGCCGTAACCGTTAAAACTCCAGCCGTTATTGCATATAAGAAAATAAATGTGCTTCCTGTTGCAAGTCCATTAGTGTCAATTGACCAAATTACGCTAGATGCTTTGTTAGCTACGCTATTAAATTTCATCCATAAAGAAACGGAGCAGTTTGCTGGTTTCACTCCACTCATGATATTTGTTGAGCTAGATGTCATCCCTTTGCTTGTCCCTGATGTTCCAGTACTCACAGCGCCTCCGAATTTTCCTGTATCAAAAGTGCAGAAATTACTTATGTTTATTAGATTATTCCCACGACCACTTGAGTCTGTACCATCCGTATCAAGATGATAATAACCTCTATAATTTCCCGATGGTGGTAGTTCTCCTAATCCCATTATAAATATTGATTATTTAATGGCATCATAAATAACTCTATATAAGCATCTATCGGAGCTGTTGTGCTTACTGAATCACAATCAACACTTATATAATCACTTAATGCCGTTTCTGTTCCGCTATCTGCTGTAAATCCTAAACCTGATGTTGCACCACTAGCAATTGATAATTTAGTA